CTGATGTGTGTGCAGGATGGTCGTACTCACAAACAAATCTGCGAGATGTACAGCCGCGTCAGCCGCGATCCGTTCTGGTGCCGTAACGTGCTCAGCCCGTCGAAGCTGCGGGAAAAATGGGATGAGCTTTCCCTGCGCTTATCGCCGTCCGTCAGCACGTACACAGAAAAACGCGAAGACCCGTACTTCAAAGCCAGTTACGACAACGTGGACTACAGCCAGATCCCGGCAGGATTCAGGGGGTGATCATGAGTCTTTTGAATGAAGTTCAGAAATACATTGAAGCCCATCCGGGGTGTACTTCCGGAGACATTGCGGATGCTTTTGCAGGTTACTCACGGCAGCGCGTTCTGCAGTCAGCAAGCAAGTTACGTCAGAGTGGTCGTGTGGCTCACCGTTGTGAAGGGGATACACGCAGACATTTCCCGCGCCTGACTGAGAGAGCGCAGGAGGCGGAACCGCAACCAGTTCGTGAAACCAGACCTGTGCGCAATTTCTATGTCGGCACTAACGACCCGCGGGAGATTTTGTGCCTGACCCGCCAGGCGGAAGAACTGGAGTCCAGGGGCTTATACCGTCGTGCTGCAACGGTGTGGATGGCGGCATTCCGTGAAAGCCACTCCCAGCAAGAGCGAAACAATTTTCTTGCGCGTCGTGAGCGGTGCTTACGGAAAAGCAGCAAGCGCGCTGCATCGGGTGATGAGTGGTATCTGTCAGGGAATTACGTGGGGGCTTAATGACGACGTTAACTCAATGCCAGCAGCAGGTGCTGGATATGCTGATTTCTTATCAGAAAGAACGTGGCTTCCCGCCAACCAATCAGGAGGTGGCAACCATGCTGGGATACCGTTCAGTGAATGCAGCGGTGGAGCATCTTCGCGCACTGGAGAAAAAAGGCGTCATCACGATAAAGCGTGGCGTGGCCCGGGGCATCACGCTTCATACCGCGGTGAAGGACGACGACAGCGAGGCGGTCGGGATTATCCGCTCACTGCTTGCCGGTGAGGAAAACGCAAGGCTGCGTGCAACCCACTGGTTACATGAGAGGGGCCTGAAAGTATGAAGCTGATCCTGCCTTTTCCGCCCAGCGTGAACACGTACTGGCGACACCCCAACAAAGGGGCGTTTGCAGGTAAGAGCCTGATAAGCGCGGCGGGGCGCAAATTCCAGAGCGCGGCGTGTGCAGCAATAGTTGAGCAGTTACGTCGTCTGCCAAAACCAACGTCGGCACCTGCTTCAGTGGAGATCGTGTTGTTTCCTCCGGATAACCGGATCCGCGATCTGGACAACTATAACAAGGCGCTGTTTGACGCCCTGACCCACGCGGGTGTGTGGGAAGACGACAGTCAGGTGAAAAGAATGCTGGTTGAGTGGGGACCGGTTATCCCGAAAGGGAAGGTCGAGATCACTATCAGTAAGTTCGAGAAAACGGCGGGTGCAGCCGCCTGATTAAGAGGAGAAACGAAGTATGAATAATCTGATGGTCATTGATGGTATTGAAGTTCGTCGTGATGCTTATGGGCGTTACAGTCTGAACGATCTGCATCGCGCAGCAGTAGCATCTGGTGCAAATGCCAGAACCAAGGAGCCAGGAAAGTTTCTTTCCAGCCAACAAACTGTTGAGCTTGTTCATGAATTGACCAACACCCAGAATTTGGGTGTTGACCCGGTGAGTGTGATTCATGGGGGAAATGAACGGGGAACGTATGTCTGCAAGGAACTGGTGTATGCCTATGCAATGTGGATCAGCCCGTCATTCCATCTGAAGGTGATCCGTACTTTCGACATGGTAACCAGCGCACCGGAAAAATTATCCGGACAGGCTGCTGACAAGATGCAGGCTGGTGTGATTCTGCTGGACTTTATGCGCCGGGAATTAAACCTGTCTAACTCTTCAGTGCTTGGTGCCTGTCAGAAACTCCAGGAGGCTGTTGGCTTACCGAATCTGGCACCGCGCTATGCCATTGATGCTCCTGCTGATGCACACGATGGCTCAAGTCGCCCGACACTGTCACTGAGTGCACTGCTGAAACAGTATGGTATCCGCCTGACGGCTAATCAGGCATATCACCAGATGGTGAAACTGGGGATCGTCGAGCAGCGCGAACGATACAGCCGTACCGCGATTAACAACATCAAAAAATTCTGGTCGCTGACAGCGAAAGGTTGCATGTTCGGCAAGAACATCACCAGTCCCGCAAATCCGCGCGAGACGCAGCCGCATTTCTTCGAATCCCGATTCCCTGAGCTGTTAAAGCTGCTCGATACCGTTCATTGAGGTGACCGTGAGAGCACTACTGACCCCTGAAATTGCCCCGCGTATGGGGATCGTATTGTTCAGGCCAGGTTCAGAGCTGATGCCCCTGTTTATGCAGGGGCGTGTCCTGCTGGAGCCTGAGCCGGAGCGTTATTCATCTTTCGCCAGTGGTGCCGTTCCGGCGGCATCACAACCGCTGGCGGATGATCCTGCCGTTCGGGCCGTGTTCCGCAATGAGGCAGTGATCCGTCGTGCTGGTGGCGTGGAATGTCTTGAAAGCTGGTTACTTCGTGAAAAAGGCTGCCAGTGGCCTCATTCCGACTGGCACAGCGAGAACATGACCACAATGCGGCACGCGCCGGGCGCAATCCGTCTGTGCTGGCACTGCGATAACCAGTTGCGCGATCAGTTCACGGAACGGCTGGAATCAATGGCAACGGATAACTGTGCCCGCTGGGTGTTATCTGTTGTGCGCCGTGATCTCGGTTTTGATGATAGTCACGTTGTGACAATGCCGGAACTGTGCTGGTGGCTGGTTCGTAATGACCTGGCGGATGCCTTACCGGAAAGTGCAGCCCGTAAGGCACTGAGATTACCGAAGCCTGTTGTGCCGTCTGTCACCCGGGAAAGTGACCTTGTGCCTTCGGTTCCTGCCACCAGCATCATCCAGGATAAAGCGAAAAAGGTGCTGGCGCTGAAAGTGGATCCGGAGTCGCCGGAGTCTTTTATGTTACGCCCAAAACGTCGCCGCTGGGTTAATGAAAAGTACACGCGCTGGGTTAAGACACAGCCGTGTGCATGTTGTGGAAAGCCTGCTGATGATCCCCACCACCTGATAGGTCACGGTCAGGGTGGAATGGGAACAAAAGCGCATGACCTCTTTGTGTTGCCTTTGTGCAGAAAGCATCACGACGAGCTGCATGCGGATACCGTGGCATTTGAAGAGATGTATGGCTCCCAGCTGGAGCTGATATTTCGTTTTATCGATCGTGCGCTGGCGATCGGCGTAATTACGACAGCTTAAGTGTATGGAGCGCTGAGAAGTATGAATCAACAAGACTTGAATTTTGTCAGAATAGAATTACGTCGTGCGCTGTTTGACTTCTCTGGGGGGACAAAAGGGCAGCTTGAGGCTTTCACTGAACACCCACCAGCAGACAAAAATGCCACTCCACGCCGTGGAATTCATCTTGTCGAACTCGAAGGTGATAAGGGACCACGCTTTGTTAACTCGCTTTCCGCGCCATTGTACGTGCAAGAAACACGTAGCCGCCCCAGGCCAATGCCGCCGATAAAAGATGTAGAATTTGAGTCCGCGCCGTGGCGTAGGGCAGTGTCCGCGCTTAGTGGATACCAGCAGGCTTGGTTGCGGTACTGTTACGGTTTTGACCTTAACTATACGCACCAGGTGATGATGTGTGAATACGTCTGGAAGGCTTATCAGAAATGCTTGGGTGAAAACTCACTTCAGGAGCGCGTAGTAAAAAAACTAATAGGCCTAGTATGGCTTGCAGGACAGGAAATTGCTGCAACCCGAAACAATGAAACCTATAAAGACTACGCTGGTGCGGCGCTGGCCCGTATGGTTAGCGTTGACCGTTCGACATGGTTGCGCGTCTATTCAGGCCACTGGGCTGGGTTAAAGGCCGCTTTTACCCAGCTTGATGAGTCTGCGCTGGCCATGGCTCTTGAATACTATGAGGATGAAGAAGCTCTCAAAGTGGGAGAAATATGACGTAAATTTCACTATCTCCTTCAAACGCGCTTGCAAAATACAACAAAATAAGCCATATTGGAAGCATATTTGATATGTTGCCAAAGTTTTATAAACCCGCCGACGAGCGGGTTTTTTGATATGCGACATAACCTATAACATTTTTTATAAAATAAAATATAATTGCTTTACCATTATCCTGTGAGTTGAGCAAATGTATATATTTGAATTGACCAAACCTGGCAACTGGCTTGAAAGTGAAGACAAAGAGTGGTCTTGGAAAATAGAACGGCTTTTGGACCATCTTGAATTTGCATTTTATGAGGCTAATGTTGCATTAAATTTATTTATGCAGCAGCAAAACAATCAAATAGAACAACAAGGGGTTTCGCAATTGCAATGGGAAAAAGAAATGCAAGAACGAAGAACCATCGAAACACTAGTTCGTGAGGAGTTAGGTTTATCCCCTTTTGAGAATCCTGAAAACATACAATTTGAGGTGGACGCGAGGTTTAAACGAGAAAAGTGGAGTTCTGGTGAAATTCCACGTAGCCACAAACATTGTGTGATTTTTATTTATGCAAAATCTTTTCTTTATTCTCTTGATACTATTGATAAATTTATAAAGGTTATTTCGAATGAACCTTATGCTCCTGAGTCGATAAAAGCCCTACACGATCAGATAGGTAAAGATTTTCCTGATCTCAGAGGGGTTAGGAATTCAACTCAACACCTCGAAGATAGGGCTCGAGGGCTTGGCGCAGGGAGAGAACCGAAGCCTTTGAATCTCCAGCCTATAAGTAATACCTTCATAAATGCACCGCAAGGTGCTTTGATATTAAATAATCTGAATGGCACCAAATTCGGGTCAACTATGTCTGATGGTCACTATGGTGAAGTGGACATTTCACCTGAATCGTTATCAAAAATGCAAAGTATTGTTCAGGGCGTACTTGACTCGTTTAAGTGGGTTGGTAATCAGCAACACTTACCAAGTTAACTAAACTTAATTATTCATATTAAGGCTGCCATATGGCGGCCTTTTTATTCCCTTCACTTTTGAGAGGATTCACAGCAATTAAGAGGGGGCTAAATGTCCGATCCGATTTCCGGCACAGGGTTAGCTGCTGGAGTCCTGACAGGCGCTAGTGTTTATGGACTGCTGACCGGAACTGATTACGGTGTTGTATTTGGCGCATTTGCAGGGGCTGTATTCTACATCGCAACAGCAGCAGATCTGAGTTTATCGCGTCGACTGGCATATTTTATCGTGTCGTATATTGCCGGAATCCTTTGCTCTGGGTTGGTTGGCTCCAAGCTGGCAAACTTGACCGGATACAGTGATAAACCTCTGGATGCTATTGGTGCCGTAATCGTCTCTGCTTTAGCCGTTAAAATCCTGACGTTTCTGAATAACCAGGATATCGGTTCGCTGGTGGCGCTTATAACGCGCCGGGGAGGTTCAGGTGGAGCTAAATGACCCGACAGCAACTATAAATGCGCTGTTATGTGCTTGTGTTGTTATTACTCTGATGTTTTATCGTCGTGGTGATTCGCGGCATCGTCCTTGGGTTTCACGTTTAGCCTGGCTGATTACTGTTACATACAGTGCTGTTCCGTTGGCCTATCTCTGTGGGATTTATCCCCATTCCTCATGGCCCATTATCGTGGCGAATACTATTTTTCTTTCCGTGCTGGTGGCCGTCAGAGGCAACGTTGCACGTCTGGTTGATCATCTGAGGCACTAATGAACCAACAATTATTTCAAAAGGCGGCTGGTATTAGCGCCGGGCTGGCTGCGCGCTGGTTTCCGCACATTGATGCTGCAATGAAAGAGTTTGGAATCACAGCAGTTAACGATCAGGCCATGTTCATTGCACAAGTTGGGCATGAATCTGCTGGTTTTACCTCGCTGGTGGAAAGCTTCAACTACTCGGTAGACGGGCTGAAGAAAACCTTTAGTAAACGCCTGACGCCTTATCAGTGTGAAATGCTGGGGCGTGTCGATGGTAATCAGGTAGCCCACCAGCCGCAAATAGCCAATCTGGTTTATGGTGACCGCATGGGGAATAACAGCCAGGGTGACGGCTGGAAATATCGCGGTCGTGGCCTGCTTCAAATCACCGGCCGCGAGAACTACGCCAAATGCGGTGCGGCGCTGAAGTTGGATCTGATCAGCACACCAGAGTTGCTGACACAGGAGAAACATGCAGCCCGTTCTGCTGCATGGTATTTCACATTACGTGGTTGTCTGATGTATTCAGGTGATGTTGTCCGTGTAACGCAGATCATCAACGGTGGCCAGAATGGACTGGCTGACAGAAATAGTCGTTATAACAAAGCGCGGGCGGCGTTGCTGGTATGACAGCGGTCTTTGCTTTTGTTCAGGCGCGGTGGAAAACAATCATTGTTTTGCTGATGTTGGCTGGTGCATTTCTTGCCGGGAACATCTGGAGTGAGCGGGGCTGGCAAAAGAAGTGGGCTGACCACAATAGCATGGAATCTTCACAGGAAGCGAACGCGCAGACTGCCGCACGCTGGATTGAACAAGGGCGCATAATTGCCCGTGATGAGGCTGTAAAAGATGCACAAGCACAAGCCGCTAAATCTGCTGCCACTGCTGCTGGCCTGTCTGCCACTGTTAGCCAGTTGCGTACCGAAGCAACAAAGCTTGCCGCACGCCTGGACGCCGCAAAGCACACCGCTGATCTTGCCGCTGCCGTCCGAAGCAAAACAACCGACGCCGACGCCGGAATGTTCGCCGACATGCTCGGAGATATTGCAGCAGAAGCTAAACGTTATGCTGGAATCGCTGACGAACGCTACACCGCCGGGATGACGTGTGAACGTATTTACGACTCGTTGAGAGAGTCAAATAACGCTATCCCCCACAATTGATTTTTTATCATATTCGAACGACTATGAAGGGTGTAAACAATTATAATCCAGTGATGAATTTTTCAAATGTCAAAGCAAGGATATGCAGTGAGTGGTCATAGTGATGGTTTAGCAGATATTTTGAGCATTGTAATTGTATTAGCAGTGGAACATTGGATTATCGCATCTCTCATAGTTGGTTTGATTATGTATCTAGTGGGGGCGAGCATAAACGAAAATGCTCAGACAAATGCCGGTGCCATTGCATCGGGAATCATAGGGGTATGTGGTCAATTTATTTTTGGTTTTGGCGTTCTGGCTAGCATTATTGGGATTGTTAAATTCATTTGGACCCACACCTGACAGCATCACTTTAGTCAATCATAGCCTCGCAATAGCGGGGCTTTTTAACAACTGAGGTATGAGCATGACAGTAGTTCTTACAGCTAAGCAGATTGAAGACCTAGCAGCATTCGCGAAAGAAGATGGTCAGCCCCAATACACCATCACCACTGGTACAATCCCGGAATTCGAAGCGGATGATGGCGAGATTATCCCTGAATACACAGGGCTGATCGCTTACTCAGAGTCACTTGAGCACGGTGTATTGCAACTCGACGATTAGTGGCATTCAGCAGGCATTCATTAAGTGTCTGCGATAATGCTATACGTTTTTTGGGGAGTGAATATGCCACCGCGCACACCAAAGGCTTGCCGTGTTCGCGGCTGTCGCAACACCACAACAGACCCATCTGGCTACTGTGAAAATCACAAAGGTGAAGGCTGGAAGTCCTACAAGCCTGGTCAATCACGGCAGCAGCGAGGATACGGAACAAAGTGGGAAGTCATCCGGGAGCGGATACTTAAGCGCGACAAAGGGCTGTGTCAGAACCATCTACGGCAGGCGATAGTGAAGCAGGCGTCCTGCGTGGACCACATCAAGGCGAAGGCCCACGGCGGTACTGATGAAGACAGCAACCTTGAAAGCCTGTGCTGGTCGTGTCACGCAGCGAAGACCGCGCGTGAGCGGCTCAAGTGATAATTAATGTCATCATCAGACTGGGGAGGGGGAGGTCAAATCTCTGCGACCGCGCGCCTTCCGGACTGCCCGCCCCATCGTTTTTTTATACCCGCGAAAAATGAAATTTAACCAGGAGTGCCGCATATGGCTGGAACGGCGGGGCGTTCCGGGCGTCGCCCCAAGCCAACGGCGCGCAAGGCGCTGGCCGGAAACCCCGGCAAGCGAGCCCTGAACAAAGATGAACCTGTTTTTACGCCCATCAAAGGTGTTGAGCCACCAGAGTGGTTCGCTGAAGAAGATCTCCCTCTCGCCACGATCATGTGGCAACTGACAACCAAAGAACTCTGCGGTCAGGGCCTGCTGTGCGTGACTGACCTGGCGGTACTTGAGCGGTGGTGCGTGGCCTATGAGTTCTGGCGACGTGCCGTGAAAAATATTGCCATACAGGGCAACACCATCACCGGTGCAATGGGCGGCAGGGTCAAAAATCCGGAGCTGACCGCCAAAAAAGAACAGGAGTCCGAGATGAGCAGCACGGGGGCAATGCTCGGACTCGACCCCAGCAGCCGCCAGCGTCTGATTGGCCTGGCGGGGCAGAAGAAAGCCACTAACCCGTTTCTGAAAATTATCGAATCATGAGCCGGAAATCTTACCCCAACGTAAATGCTGCAAATCAGTATGCCCGGGATGTCGTGCGCGGAAAGATTGTTGCCTGCCAGTTTGTGATTCAGGCCTGCCAGCGCCATCTTGATGACCTGATGGCGGAAAAAAGTAAGTCGTTTCGTTACCGCTTCGACAAGGACCTGGCTGAACGGGCCGCGAAATTTATTCAGCTGTTGCCGCACACCAAGGGGGAGTGGGCATTCAAACGGATGCCCATCACGCTGGAGCCGTGGCAGCTCTTTGTGATCTGCTGTGCGTTTGGCTGGGTCAATAAAGGCACCCGGTTGCGCCGCTTCCGGGAGGTGTACACCGAAATCCCCCGTAAGAACGGCAAATCAGCAATCTCTGCCGGTGTTGCCCTGTATTGTTTTGCCTGTGATAACGAGTTTGGCGCGGAAGTGTATTCCGGTGCCACGACAGAGAAACAGGCGTGGGAAGTCTTTCGCCCGGCGCGACTGATGTGTAAACGCACACCCATGCTGACGGAAGCGTTCGGGATTGAGGTTAACGCCTCAAACATGAACCGTCCGGAGGATGGCGCGCGGTTTGAACCGCTGATCGGCAACCCAGGTGATGGTTCATCACCCCACTGTGCCGTGGTTGATGAATATCACGAGCATGCCACCGATGCGCTTTATACCACAATGCTTACCGGGATGGGGGCGCGACGTCAGCCACTGATGTGGGCCATCACCACCGCCGGGTACAACATTGAGGGGCCGTGCTACGACAAGCGGCGGGAAGTCATCGAGATGCTCAACGGCTCGGTGCCTAACGATGAACTGTTCGGGATCATCTATACCGTTGATGAAGGTGACGACTGGACTGACCCGCAGGTGCTGGAAAAAGCCAATCCAAATATTGGCGTGTCGGTTTATCGCGAATTTTTGTTAAGTCAGCAGCAGCGTGCGAAAAATAACGCCCGTCTGGCAAACGTCTTTAAAACAAAACACCTCAATATCTGGGTGTCGGCGCGTTCGGCGTATTTCAACCTGGTGAGCTGGCAGAGCTGCGAGGATAAATCACTGACCCTTGAGCAGTTCGAGGGGCAGCCGTGCATTCTGGCCTTTGACCTGGCTCGTAAGCTGGATATGAACAGCATGGCGCGACTTTATACCCGCGAGATTGACGGTAAAACGCATTACTACAGTGTGGCCCCGCGCTTCTGGGTACCGTATGACACGGTGTACAGCGTCGAGAAAAATGAAGATAGACGGACAGCCGAACGCTTTCAGAAATGGGTGGAAATGGGCGTCCTGACCGTTACCGATGGTGCAGAGGTGGATTATCGCTACATCCTCGAGGAGGCCAAAGCGGCGAACAAAATCAGCCCGGTCAGTGAGTCACCCATCGACCCCTTCGGGGCGACCGGGCTGTCACATGACCTTGCTGATGAAGATCTGAATCCCGTCACTATCGTCCAGAACTTCGCCAATATGTCCGATCCGATGAAAGAGCTGGAAGCAGCGATTGAATCGGGACGCTTTCATCATGACGGCAATCCCATCATGACCTGGTGTATCGGCAATGTGGTCGGCAAAAACATGCCAGGTAACGATGATTTAGTGAAGCCCGTCAAGGAGCAGGCGGAAAACAAAATCGATGGTGCGGTTGCACTGATTATGACGATCGGTCGGGCAATGCTCAAAGAACCTGACGATTTCCTCTCATCTCTTGATCCGGACGATGATCTCTTAATTCTATGAAATCACTAATTGCTGATGTTATCGGGCTGGCTGGTTTTGGCCTGCTTACGTGCGGGGTTTACCTGCAGTTTGGTATGGCTCCGGCTCTGATTTTGTCCGGTGCTTTACTGCTGGTGGGCGCACTGGCTATGGCCAGAAGGGGGACGCGTGCTGCTTGATGCTCTGTTCAGAAGTAAATCACTGGAGAATCCTTCCACCCCGATAACCGGTGATGCCGTTGATACTGATGGGCTGTTCCGGGCAGACGTTTATGTCAGTCCTGAGACTGCGATGAAACTGGCTGCGGTGTATTCCTGTATCTATGTCCTGTCTTCCAGCCTTGCCCAGATGCCGTTGCATGTTATGCGCAGGCACAAGGGGAAGGTTGAACCCGCACGCGATCATCCGGCGTTTTATCTGGTTCATGATGAGCCCAATACCTGGCAAACCAGCTACAAATGGCGCGAACTGAAGCAACGTCACATCCTTGGCTGGGGGAATGGGTATACCTGGGTGAAACGTAATCGTCGCGGTGAAGTTATATCCCTGGATTGCTGTATGCCGTGGGAAACGACGCTGATGAATACTGGTGGCCGATATACCTACGGTTTGTACAACGAATATGGGGCGTTTGCGATCAGTCCGGACGATATGATCCACATCCGTGCGCTGGGTAATAATCAGAAGATGGGGCTGAGTCCGATTATGCAACATGCCGAAACAATAGGCATGGGGATGAGCGGTCAGAAGTACACAGAAAGCTTCTTCAGCGGTAATGCCCGTCCGGCGGGGATAGTATCCGTTAAAAGCGGACTCAATAAGGAAAGCTGGGGCTGGCTTAAAGATCAGTGGCAGAAGGCATCGCAGGCGTTACGCCGCCAGGAAAACAAAACCATGCTGCTGCCAGCCGATCTGGATTACAAGGCACTGACTGTGTCGCCAGTTGACGCTCAGATCATTGACATGATGAAGCTGAACCGTTCAATGATCGCCGGTATTTTCAATATTCCTGCGCACATGATTAATGACCTCGAAAAAGCCACCTTCTCCAATATTTCTGCGCAGGCGATTCAGTTTGTCCGCTACACGATGATGCCGTGGGTGACGAACTGGGAGCAGGAGCTTAACCGTCGCTTGTTTACCCGCGCTGAGTTAGCCGCCGGGTATTACGTCAGGTTCAATCTGACGGGGCTTTTACGCGGAACTCCGCAGGAGCGCGCGCAATTCTATCACTTCGCTATTACCGATGGATGGATGAGCCGTAATGAGGCCCGCGCATTCGAGGATATGAATCCGGTTGAAGGGCTGGACGAGATGCTGGTAAGCGTGAATGCTGCTAACCTGGCAGGAGATTTTAAGCCCCCAAAAAACGATGAGGGAAAAACCAATGAATGACCGTGAAATCCGTTGTTACAGCGGTGAGGTGCGTGCTGAGAGGCATGACGATAACCCGGCGCACATTATCGGTTATGGATCGGTGTTTGACTGTCGTTCTGAGCTGATATTCGGTTCATTCCGCGAAATCATCCGGCCCGGCGCTTTTGACGATGTGCTTGGTGATGATGTACGCGCACTGTTTAACCACGATCCTAATTTTATTCTTGGGCGTAGTGCAGCAGGCACGCTGAATCTTTCAGTTGATGAGCGCGGATTACGCTATGACATCCAGGCTCCGGAGACACAGACCATTCGTGATCTGGTGCTGGCCCCGATGCAACGTGGAGATATTAACCAGTCATCTTTCGCTTTCCGTGTCGCCCGTGACGGTGAGGAGTGGTATCAGGATGAGGACGGGGTTGTTATTCGCGAGATAACCCGCTTTTCCCGTCTGCTGGATGTCAGTCCTGTGACATATCCTGCCTATCAGGAGGCTGACTCGGCTGTTCGCTCCATGAAAGCATGGCAGGAGGCGCGCAACAGCGGCGCGCTACAGAAAGCCATTAATCAACGTATGGCGCGTGAACGCGTCCTGACCCTTCTTAACGCGTAAAGGAAACATCATGAAACTGCATGAACTGAAACAGAAACGTAATACTATCGCAACTGACATGCGCGCCCTGAATGAAAAAATTGGTGATAACGCATGGACGGAAGAGCAGCGCACTGAGTGGAACAAAGCAAAATCCGAACTGGAAGCGCTTGATGAACGAATTGCACGCGAAGAAGAACTGCGTCGTCAGGATCAGGCGTACATTGAAAGCAATGAGGAAGAGCAGCGTCAGAATCTTGATCCGGAAAACAATTCGCAACAGGATGAGAAACGAGCTCAGGTTTTTGATAAGTGGATGCGTCACGGTGCCAGTGAGCTGACATCAGAAGAGCGAAAGGCGTTGCGTGAACTTCGTGCCCAGGGTGTAGCTCAGGATGAAAAGGGCGGATATACCGTACCAGAAACATTCCTGGCGAAAGTTGTTGAGAAGATGAAATCCTACGGTGGCATCGCCAGTGTGGCGCAGATTCTGACCACTTCTGACGGTCGCACCATGGAGTGGGCAACAGCTGATGGTACTTCCGAAGTTGGTGTTCTGCTGGGCGAAAATGAAGAAGCCGGTGAAGAAGACACCGATTTCGGTATGGGAAGTCTTGGGGCGCTCAAAATGACATCGAAAATCATTCGTGTGTCTAATGAGTTGCTGCAGGACAGCGCGATCGATATGGAAGCTTATCTTGCCCGTCGCATTGCTGAACGTATTGGTCGTGGTGAAGCCCGTTATCTGATTCAGGGGACTGGTGCTGGTACGCCTAAACAACCCAAAGGGCTGGCAGCATCAGTGACCGGCACAACACAGACTGCCGCGGCAAATGCGGTGAAGTGGCAGGAAATTCTGGCTCTGAAACACAGCATTGATCCTGCATATCGTCGCGGACCGAAATTCCGCCTGGCATTTAACGATAATACGCTGAAACTGATCAGTGAGATGGAAGACGGTCAGGGACGCCCTTTATGGTTGCCGGATATTGTTGGTGTGGCACCTGCTTCAGTGTTGAATGTACCTTATGTCATTGATCAGGAAATTGATGATATCGGGGCGGGTAAAAAATTCATGTTCTGTGGTGACTTTGATCGCTTCATTATCCGTCGTGTGCGATACATGATTCTTAAACGTCTGGTTGAGCGTTACGCGGAATATGATCAGACCGGTTTTCTGGCCTTCCATCGTTTTGACTGTATCCTGGAAGACACCTCTGCCATTAAAGCGCTGGTGGGGAAAGGTAGCGTTGGTGGTTGATTAGTCTTTTTACGTAATACAGCACGCCGCGTAATGCGGTTTTTTTGTGCCCGCGTTCTGGCGGGCACAGGAGGTTTTATGCTGTTAAAAATGGAAGAGATTAAGCTTCAGCTTCGTCTGGATGATGATTTCTCTGATGAAGATGAGTTGCTTGAACTACTTGGGAAGGCCGCTCAGAGTCGGACGGAAAACTTCCTTAACCGTACGTTGTATGCAACCGCAGATGACAGGCCTGCGGATGATCCTGATGGGCTTGTGATATCTGATGATGTGAAGCTGGCGCTCCTGCTACTTGTCAGCCATTTCTACGAAAACCGCTCAACGGTTACAGACGTTGAGAAAATGGAGTTGCCAATGAGCTTTAACTGGTTGGTTGCTCCTTATCGCCTTATACCACTATGAAAATTCGTCAGGCGCAGACCAGCGCAACCTACATTCTGCCTGACCCAGGCGAGCTGAATAAACGCGTCCTGATCCGCCAGCGGGTGGATATGCCCGCGGATAACTTTGGCGTGGAGCCTCAATACCCGGTTGTGTTCCGGGCATGGGCGAAGGTTATCCAGACCAGTGCCACCACCTGGCAGGAAACAGCGCAGATCGGAGATGCCATCACCCATTACATCACCATTCGCTACCGCCGGGGGATCACTGCTGATTATGAGGTGGTCTGTGATGACAGTGTGTACCGGGTGAAACGTCAGCGTGATCTGAACGGGGCGCGGCGCTTTCTGCTGCTGGAGTGTACGGAACTGGGTGCCGAAGAACAAATGGGAGGACGCAGTGGAGCAGACAGCATTTTTACACGTTGATTTCAAACAACCGGAGGAGATGGAGTTTAATCGTGCCAGGCTCCGAAAGGCATTTGTTCAAATCGGGCGTGTCTATATGCGTGATGCCCGGCGGCTGGTGATGCGGCGTGGTCGGTCTGCTCCAGGTGAAAACCCCGGCTATCAGACCGGACGACTTGCGCGTTCTATAGGTTATTACGTCCCCCGTAAAAGCTCCCGTCGTTCTGGCCTGATGGTCAGGATTTCCCCTAACCAGAAAAACGGGCAGGGTAACCGGCGTTTTCCTGAAGGTTCTGCGTATTATCCGGCGTTTCTGTATTACGGTGTGCGTTATGCCGCATACGGGATGAGCAAAAAGGATAAGCGCCAGAAAAAGCAGCATTCATCCCGCTGGCGGCTGGCACCACGTAATAACTTTATGGCTGATGTCATCGACCAGCGTCGTTACTGGACACAAAAGTTACTGTCCCGTGAGTTACAGCGGTCATTACGTCCTGTAAGAAGGAAAAAAACATGAAACTGACGCCTGTTATTGCTGCGCTGCGTGCCCGCTGCCCGTATTTTGAAAACCGGGTGGCAGGCGCGGCCCAGTTCAAAAATCTGCCGGAGGTCGGAAAGCTGAAACTCCCGGCGGCATATGTGGTACCGGGGGATGATTCTCCGGGAGAAAACAAAAGCCAGACCGACTACTGGCAGGAGCTGAAAGAGGGCTTCTCCGTGGTTGTCATACTGAGTAACGGGCGTGATGAGCGCGGTCAGTTTGCCTCGTATGATGTGGTGGACGATGTCCGGCAGATGCTCTTTAAGGCCCTGCTGGGCTGGAACCCGGAAGCGTGCGGTAACCCGATTACCTATGACGGCGGCACGCTGCTGGATCTGAATCGTCATGAGCTGATTTATCAGTTCGATTTTTCGGTCATCAGCGAGCTGACCGAAGACGATACCCGCCAGCAGGATGAGCTGAACAGTCTGGATGAACTGCGAACGCTGGCGATTGATGTTGATTATCTCGATCCCGGTAACGGGCCTGACGGCGATATCGAACATCACACCGAAATAACCCTTCCTTCCTGAGAATCTTCATGTTTGTGAAACCTGTTAAAGGGCGGTCAGTGCCTGACCCTGCCCGCGGTGACCTTTTGCCCACCGAAGGGCGAAATGTTGACGAGAACAACTACTGGCTGCGCCGTGAAGCAGCGGGTGATATCCGGCGCGTGAATAAAAAGGTGAACACCGATGACGATAAGCTTTAACACCATTCCGTCGAATACGCTGGTTCCGCTGTTTTATGCGGAAATGGATAACCAGGCGGCGAATACTGCACAGGACAGCGGGGCATCGTTGCTGATTGGTCACGCCAATAACGGTGCAGAGATTGTTGCCAACAGTCTGGTGCTGATGCCGTCGGCAGACTATGCACGCCAGATTTGTGGTGCGGGAAGTCAGCTGGCGCGTATGGTCGAGGCTTATCGCCAGACCGACCCGTTTGGCGAGCTGTATGTGATTGCCGTTCCGGAAGCCACAGGCGCGGCGGCAACGGTTACGCTGACGGTGACCGGGGCGGCAACCGAAACCGGCACGGTGAATGTTTATGTGGGACGTACCCGCGTGCAGGCACCGGTGACCAACGGCGATAACGTCGCGACGATTGCCAGCAGTATCAAAGATGCCATTAATGCCGTTCCGGCCCTGCCGTTTACGGCCTCATCTTCGGCAGGCGTGGTCACGCTGACCGCGCGTCATAAGGGGCTTTGCGGGAATGAAATTCCTGTCAGCCTCAATTACTACGGCTTTGGTGGGGGCGAAGTGCTGCCAGCGGGCGTACAGATTGCCGTGGCGACGGGGAGCGCCGGAACGGGCGCTCCGGTTCTCACCGGTGCGGTGGCTGCAATGGCGGATGAGCCGTTTGATTATATTGGCCTGCCGTTCAACGACACGGCCTCCGTTAACACGCTGGTGACCGAGATGAACGATACCAGCGGTCGCTGGAGCTATGCGCGTCAGCTGTATGGTCATGTGTATACGGCAAAGACCGGTACGCTGTCAGAACTGGTGACCGCAGGTGACCAGTTTAACCAGCAGCACATTACCCTGGCGGGGTACGAAAAAGAGACCCAGACGCCTGCCGACGAGCTGGCGGCAAGCCGTACCGCCCGCGCAGCGGTGTTTATCCGCAACGATCCGGCACGTCCCACGCAGACCGGTGAGCTGGTGGGTATGCTGCCTGCGCCGAAGGGGAAACGGTTCACGATGACCGAACAACAGACCCTGCTGTCTCATGGCGTGGCAACGGCGTATGTCGAAAGCGGGGTACTGCGCATTCAGCGTGATGTCACCACGTACAGGAAAAACGCTTACGGGGTTGCGGATAACAGCTACCTCGACAGTGAGACGCTGCATACCAGCGCGTATGTACTGCGCAAACTGAAATCCGTCATTACCAGTAAGTACGGGCGTCACAAGCTTGCCAGTGACGGTACCCGCTTTGGTCCCGGTCAGGCGATTGTCACTCCGGCGGTGATCAAAGGGGAACTGCTGGCAACCTACCGTCAGCTTGAGCGTGCGGGGATCGTGGAAAACTACGAACTGTTTAAGCAGTACCTGGTTGTGGAGCGTGATGCCAGCGATCCGAACCGCCTGAACACGCTGTTCCCGCCTGACTATGTTAACCAGTTGCGTGTTTTTGCCGTGGTTAACCAGTTCCGTCTTCAGTATTCAGAGGAGTCTGCATAATGGCCCGTATCGGGGGAACCTGTTATTTCAAAATTGACGGTCAGCAGCTATCGCTGACCGGCGGCATTGAGGTGCCCATGAACAGGACGGTCAATGATGACATCATCGGCCTGGACGGTTCAGTGGACCGCAAGGAAACTCACCGTGCGCCTTATGTCAAAGGGACCTTCAAGGTGCCGAAGAATTTTCCGGTGAGCAAAATCACCTCGTCTGATGAGATGACCATCACTGCCGAGCTGGCGAACGGTCAGGTCTATGTATTGTCGTCCGCCTGGCTGCACGGAGAAGCGAACCATAATGCCGAAGAAGGCACGGTTGATCTTGAGTTCCACGGTGAAGAAGGGGATTACCAGTAATGAAAGAGCTTGAGTTAAAGAAACCGATTATCGCTCATGGTGAGACACTCTCCGTACTGGAGTTTGATGAACCCACCGGGAAGGATGTCCGCGAGCTGGGGTATCCCTACCAGATGAATCAGGATGAGTCCGTCAGACTTCTGGCGCATGTGGTGTCGAAATACATTGTGCGGCTGGCGAAAGTGCCGCAAAGCTCTGTCGACCAGATGTCTCCGGCAGACCTGAATGCAGCGGCGTGGCTTGTGGCTGGTTTTTTCCTCCAGGCCTGACGGCTGAATACCTCACTGATCGCTTCTTTGACTGCGCCAGCTACTGGCGCATTAATCCCTTCGAATTGCTGAATATGCCGATCAGTGAAATTCCCTTGCTGGTCAGTCAGGCAAACAGGATAGAGCAGGAGAAACGCACACATGGCTGAATTTGAGCTTAAGGCGTTGATCACCGGTGTCGACAGGCTTTCTCCCGCGCTGTCGAAAATGCAAAAGAAAATCCGGGGATTTAAACGCCAGGCGGAAGAAGCGTCACAGGGTGGGCTGGCGCTTGGTGGCGGACTGGCAGCGGGGCTGACGCTTTCCCTGAAATCTTATGCCGATCAGGAAAACGCCGCTACCGGGCTGAAAGTCGCCATGATGGATGCGAACGGCGAGGTTGGAAAGAGCTTTCAGGACATCAATAAACTGGCTATTGGCCTGGGTAACCAGCTACCCGGTACAACGGCTGATTTCCAGAACATGATGCAGATGCTGGTGCGTCAGGGGATCCCGGCAGAAAACATTCTGGGTGGTGTGGGTAAAGCGACAGCTTATCTTGCGGTACAACTGAAAAAAACACCGGAAGCGGCTGCCGAGTTTGCAGCAAAGATGCAGGATGCTACCGGAACGGCCTCAGAAGACATGATGGGGCTGTTCGACACAATTCAGAAGGCGTTTTATCTGGGCGTTGACGACACCAACATGCTGTCATTCTTCACTAAAACCAGCTCTGTTCTGAAGATGGTGAATAAGGACGGTCTTCAGGCTGCACAGAGTCTTGCCCCCATCAGTGTCATGATGGATCAGATGGGGATGAACGGGGAGTCGGCAGGTAATGCCCTGCGAAAAGTTATCCAGTCCGGATTAAGCGTTAAGAAAATCAGGGACGTCAATAAAATCATGGCACGCCAGAAACTCGGGGTACAACTAGATTTTACTGATGGCAAAGGGAGTTTTGGCGGTCTTGATAACATGTTCAGGCAACTGGCAAAGCTGCGAAAACTGACCGACGTTAAGCGAACCGGTGTACTTAAGGCAATATTTGGTGATGATGCCGAAACCCTTCAGGTGGTCAATGCGCTGATCGATAAAGGAAAAGATGGCTACGATCAGATCCAGCAGAAGATGAATAAACAGGCCAGCCTGAATAAACGTGTTCAGGCTCAGCTTGGTACGCTGTCCAACCTGTGGGAGGCAATGACGGGGACCGCAACTAACGGCCTTGCGGCTATTGGCGGCGCATTTTCTGGTGACGCTAAGAACATCACGCAGTGGCTGGGGGAGTTGGGGGAGAAATTCACGAAGTTTGCGGATGAAAATCTCCGGGTTATTCGCGGTGTCGTCGGGCTTGCTGCCGGTCTTGCGATTCTGAAACTGGGATTGATGGGCGTGGGCAGTGCCATCAGCATTGTCAGCAGGATCATGTCGATGACGCCGATTGGCATGATTGCGACGGCGATAGCCCTGGCTGCGGGATTAATTATCACTAACTGGGATGTTGTCGGACCTTATTTCAAGAAGCTCTGGGAAACCATTGGTCCTTATTTTGAGGCTGGCTGGGAACTCCTTAAGAAAGTTTTTGCCTGGTCGCCGCTGGGGATGGTGATCAATAACTGGGGGCCGGTTGTTAAGTGGTTTCAGGATATGTGGGACAAGCTGAAGCCAATTATTGAGTGGTTTACCGACAGTTCCGGTGACACGGTCGATGCCATTAACTCTGCGCAGTGGGGCGCGGGTGCTTATGATGCTTATGGGACGGGAATACCGGCGCGGGGATACACACCTTATCCGGCGGTAGATCTGGCTCAGTCAAACAACGCCTCCGATGCCACAGGCCCGAATCCCTTCATGATTAACAAAGCTTCTGCGCCAAAAGTTGATGGTGAGATCAAGGTCTCTTTTGTGAATTCGCCTCCTGGTATGCGGGTTATGGAAACGCGAACCAGCGGTTTTGATGTCAGCCATGATGTTGGCTATACGCGCTTTGGCAGGTAATGAAAAATTAATCTGTTAATGAGTCCCACTTCGGTGGGCTTTTTTATATCCGGAGTTTATATGACGTGGAAAGACAGGCTTCAGGATGCGTCATTTCGAGGTGTGCCGTTTAAGGTTGAAGAAGAAAGTGCGGGAACCGGCCGTCGTGTGGAAACACACGAATATCCGAACCGCGACAAACCCTATACCGAAGATCTGGGAAAAGTCACTTTCCGCCCGTCCATCACAGCTTATGTGGTGGGAGATGACTGCTTTGACCAGCGCGATCGCCTGATTGAAGCGCTGAATAAACCCGGTCCCGGCACGCTTGTCCACCCGACATATGGTGAGCTGAAAGTCTGTGTTGACGGGGAAGTTCGGGTCAGCACATCGAAAAGTGAAGGGCGTATTGTCCGCTTTGACCTGAAGTTTGTCGAAGCGGGAGAACTCTCTTACCCCACATCAGGTGCGGCGACGGCGCAGACGCTGATGTCATCCTGTTCTGCACTGGATGACTGCATCAGTGACAGTTTCAGTGGTTTCAGTATCGATGGCGTGGCAGATTTTGTGCAGAACGACGTCGTCGGTAATGCCGGCACAATGCTTGGGTATGTTTCTGATGCGATGAAAGTGGTGGATTCTGCTGTATCGGATGCCGCCAGGCTGTTGCAGGGGGATATCTCGGTACTTCTGCCGCCGCCATCGTCAGGCAAAAATTTCGTTGAGCAGGTGCAGAAAATGTGGCGTACCGGGAAACGCCTTTATGGTAACGCCAGCGACCTGGTCACCATGATCAAAACGCTTTCCGGTGTCAGCCTCGGCAGCGATCTGCAACCGCGCGGCGTCTGGAAAACGGACAGTAAAACCACCGCTACGGCGACGCAGCAGCGTAACGTGGTTGCCAGCACCCTTCGTACGACCGCAATCAGCGAAGCGGCGTATGCCGTCACCCGATTGCCTGCGCCAACAACTTCCGCGGTGATGCAGAATGCCACAGTGGGGCAGGCAACAACACCTGCGCAGAGCACTGGCTGGCCTTCCGTCACGCATCCGGCACTGAACAATGCACCGGCAGTGAAAAACACGGTTGACCTGCCGACGTGGGAAGAACTGACTGACATTCGCGACACACTGAATACGGCAATTGATAAGGAGTTGTCCCGTACAACCAGTGATGCGCTGTTTCTGGCGCTGCGCCGGGTGAAAGCGGATCTGAATGCGGATATCAACACGTGCCTTGAACAGTCTGCACGGATTATTCAGCGCACACCGGATGAGGTTTTACCCGCGCTGGTGCTGGCGGCGACCTGGTTTGATAACGCGGCGCGTGACGCGGACATTATCCGGCGTAATGCCATTACGCATCCCGGATTTGTGCCGGTGATCCCTCTGAAGGTGCCAGTGCAATGAACGACAATGTCACGCTACGGGTAAATGGCCGGGAGTGGAATGGCTGGACATCAGTGCGCATCGGTGCCGGTATTGAACGGCTGGCGCGGGATTTCAGTGTGGAGATCACCCGCCAGTGGCCGGGAGATGAGGGTATCACCACGCTTCAGCCGCGCATTAAAAACGGTTCAAAAGTGGAGGTGCTGATTGGTGATGAGCTGGTGATCACCGGCTGGGTGGAGGCGACGCCCGTTCGTTACGATGCCCGTTCGGTCAGCACCGGTATTGCCGGACGCAGTCTGACCGCTGACCTGATTGACTGTGCAGCCGAACCGACACAGTTTAACGGACGATCGCTGGTACAGATTGCGCAGGCGCTTGCTGCGCCTTTCGGCATTGAGGTGGTGAACAACGGTGCGCCGTCGGGTGTTATTCCTGACGTCCAGCCTGATCACGGTGAAACGGTGATTGAGGTAATCAACAAAATACTCGGTCAGCAGCAGGCGCTGGCTTACGACGACCCGCACGGCAGGCTGGTGATTGGCGGTATTGGCTCAACGCGGGCACATACCGCGCTGGTACTTGGGGAAAACATCCTTTCCTGTGATACGGAGAAGAGTATCCGGGAGCGGTTTTCTGTTTACCAGGTGGCGGGGCAGCGTGCCGGAAACGACGATGATTTCGGTGAGGCCACCACCACCGCGCTGCGGGCCCGCACAGAGGACGCATTTATTGCCCGTTACCGTCCGATGTATATCAGGCAGACAGGGCAGGCCACGGGGGCAGGCTGTATTGCGCGTGCTGACTTTGAAGCCCGGCAACGGGCGGCGCGGACGGATGAAACCACCTATGTGGTGCAGGGCTGGCGACAGGGTAACGGTACGCTGTGGCAGCCCAACCAGCGGGTGATTGTCTTCGATCCGGTCTGTGGTTTCGACAATACCGAACTGCTTGTTTCGGAAGTCACGTTTACTCAGGACCAGAACGGCACCCTGACGGAAATCCGTGTCGGCCCGCCTGATGCTTATCTGCCTGAACCCGAAGATCCCGGCGCGCGGAAAAAGAAAAAAGCCAGAGTACAGGAGGACCCGTTCTGATGAGGGCGATTGAAACCATACAGCGACAACTTCTCGGCCTGATTGGGCGGGCAGTGGTGAAAAGCATCAGTGCCGCCACGAAATGTCAGACCGTGGATGTGTCCCTGATTGCCGGTGAACCCAAAGCCGGGGTTGAACATCTTGAACCCTACGGTTTTACCGCAAGGGCAAACAGCGGTGCGGAAGCGGTGGTGTTGTTTCCGGATGGCGACCGTTCTCATGCGGTGGTTGTTACGGTGTCGGACCGGCGCTACCGCCTGAAAGGGCTGCAGACGGGTGAGGTGGCTGTCTATGACGATCAGGGGCAGTCTGTGACGCTGGCCCGGGAGGGGATCGTGGTGGACGGTGCAGGGAAAACGATCACGTTTCGCAATGCACCTGAAGCACGTTTTGAAATGGATCTGGAAGTGACCGGACAGGTGAAAGACCTGTGCGACTCCGGCGGCACCACCATGTCAGCTATGCGGCTTGCCTATAACGGGCATCGTCACAGAGAGAACGGTCAGGGCAGTAACACCGACAAACCTGATAAAGCGATGGAGGCATGATGGAACTGTGGCTGACGGTGAACGGTAAACGCACCTGCGCCAGCGCACCGCTGGATCCGCTGACCCGCGCCGTGGTGATTTCCCTGTTCACCTGGCGGCGGGCGGAGCCTGATGACAATGCCGACGTCCCGATGGGATGGTGGGGGGATACCTGGCCTGCGGTACAGAATGACCGTTACGGCTCCCGACTGTGGCTGCTTCAGCGCAGCAAACTGACCAATCAGCTGGTGCAGACGGTAAGGGGATATATCCGCGAATGCCTGCAATGGATGATTGATGACGGCGTGGTGTCCCGTATTGATCTGGATATCCGCCGCACCGGGATTAATGAACTGGGTAACAGTATCACTCTCTGGCGTCGTGATGGACCGGTAATGATTTCTTTTGATGATCTGTGGAGTGCGATAACGCATGGCGGACAGTGAATTTCAGCGCCCGACGCTGGCAGAAAATATCAGTATGCTCCGTAACGATTTATTCGCCAGGCTGGACGTCAGCGACACGCTCCGGCGCATGGATGAAGACGTGCGGGCAAAGGTGTATGCGGCGGCGCTGCATACGGTTTACGGGTACATCGATTATCTGGCAATGAACATGCTGCCTGACCTGTGCGATGAGTTCTGGCTGGCGCGACATGCTGCGATGAAACGGTGTCCGCGCAAGGGTGCCACAGCTGCCAGCGGGTATATGCGCTGGGAAGGCGTCAGCGATGGCCTGAAGGTGACCGCCGGGAGTGTTATTCAGCGCGATGACCTGGTTCAGTACACGGCAACTGCCGATGCAACCAGCTCCGGTGGTGTCCTGCGCCTGCCGATCGCCTGTTCAACTGCAGGCGCGGTCGGTAACGCTGACGACGGTACGGCATTAATCCTGGTCACGCCGGTGAATGGTCTGCCGTCTTCCGGTGTGGCTGACACCCTGACAGGCGGATTTGATACTGAAGAGCTGGAAACGTGGCGCGCCCGCGTCATTGAGCGGTATTACTGGACGCCGCAGGGCGGGGCTGACGGGGACTATGTTGTCTGGGCTAAAGAAGTGCCCGGCATTACCCGCGCATGGACATACCGTCACTGGATGGGAACGGGAACTGTCGGTGTGATGATTGCCAGCAGTGACCTGATTAATCCCATTCCGGAAGAATCAACGGAAACGGCGGCAAGACAACATATCGGGCCACTGGCCCCGGTGGCAGGCTCTGATTTGTATGTGTTCAGGCCGGTGGCACATACAGTGGATTTTCATATCCGTGTGACGCCGGACACACCGGAAATACGGGCTGCCATCACCGCGGAGTTGCGTTCGTTCCTGCTGCGTGATGGTTATCCGCAGGGAGAACTGAAGGTATCGCGTATCAGTGAGGCGATTTCCGGTGCGAACGGGGAATACAGCCATCAGTTGCTTGCACCGGCAGACAATATCTCCATTGCAAAAAATGAACTGGCGGTACTGGGGACGATTTCATGGACGTGACAAACGATGATTACATCCGTCTGTTGTCGGCACTGTTGCCCCCCGGTCCGGCGTGGTCAGCCAGCGATCCGGCGATTGCCGGTGCGGCACCGTCATTAACCCGTGTTCATCAGCGTGCGGATGCCCTGATGCGGGAGCTGGATCCGCGCACCACCACCGAACTGATAAACCGCTGGGAGCGTCTGTGCGGCCTGCCGGATGAATGCATTCCGGCTGGAACGCAGACCATTCGCCAGCGTCAGCAACGGCTGGATGCGAAGGTTAACCTGTCGGGTGGCATCAACGAGGATTTTTATCTTGCCCAGCTTGCTGCCCTGGGCAGACCAGATGCCACCATCACGCGATACGACAAAAGCACGTTCACCTGCTCATCGGCCTGTACTGACGCAGTGAATGCGCCGGAATGGCGGTATTACTGGCAGGTCAACATGCCAGCCGCCACCAACACCACCTGGATGACATGTGGCGATCCCTGTGATTCCGCACTGCGTATCTGGGGCGACACCGTTGTCGAGTGTGTGCTTAACAAACTCTGCCCGTCGCATACCTACGTAATTTTTAAATATCCGGAGTAATCCATGCATCGTATAGACACGAAAACCGCGCAGAAGGATAAGTTCGGCGCGGGTAAGAACGGTTTTACCCGTGGTAACCCCCAGACCGGTGCGCCTGCCACCGATCTGGATGATGACTACTTTGACATGTTGCAGGAGGAGCTTTGCAGCGTGGTGGAGGCATCCGGTGCCAGCCTGGAGAAGGGGCGGCACGATCAGTTGCTTACCGCACTTCGCGCGCTGCTGTTAAGCCGCAAGAATCCGTTTGGTGATATCAAATCGGATGGCACGGTGAAAACGGCTCTCGAAAATCTTGGTTTGGGAGAAGGTGCTCCAGCTATTGGTGTTCCGTTCTTCTGGCCGTCCGCCGCAATGCCAAATACTGTAATCGACAGTTGGTCCAGTATGGTGTTTTTGAAGTTCAACGGCGCGAAATTCTCTGCCACTGATTACCCTGTGCTGGCGAAAGTGTTTCCGGCGCTAGCATTACCTGACGCACGGGGTGATTTTATTCGTATCTGGGATGATGGGCGCGGGGTGGATAGAGGGCGAACCTTACTTTCTGCACAAGCAGATGACTTCAAAATGCATGAGCATAAATTTTTAGGGACAAGCGGAAATGGTAGCAATGTAGTGTTTGGTACAATATCGAATGCAGCTCCTTTATATACCAACGGAATCAGTCAGCCGATAGGGGGAGCTTTACCTGCATTCCAAAATCCTGGAGGCAACGAAACACGTCCCCGCAATATCACATTTAACTTTTTAGTAAGGGCTAAATAATGAAACCTGTTTTTGATGAAAATGGACTGGCAACGGAACCGGGTGAAATCCGCTGCTATTACTACGATATAGTAACTTTTGAATATATAGGATGGTCAGACGAATATATTAATATTGGCGTCAGTATGCCGGGTAATTCTACCGATATTGATCCGGGTAATGAACTAACAGGAAAGGTTGCTGTATTCGAAAATGGAGGATGGGTCTTGAAAGAAGACCATCGAGGTAAGACAGTTTATTCAACTACTGACGGTATGCCTCATACTATCGACTATATTGGTCCTATTAATAATGGCTATACCAATATTGCTCCTTCTGATCCGTTCCAGAAATGGGATGGGAAAAAGTGGGTATCAGACCCAAATGCTAAGTATGCAGCTGATGTTGAAGTGGCTGATAAGCAAAAAGCTATTCTATTGGTAAAAGCTAAGGAAAAGATCAGTTTCTGGACAACTGAACTGCAATTGGGAATCATTAGCGACGAAGATAAGACGAGTCTGATTGCGTGGATTTGGTACATTAAAGCACTTCAGGAGGTCGATACATCGAAAGCACCTGACATCACTTGGCCAGCAAAACCAGCATAAAGATGAATGCCGCTATCCGAGAATGAAGAAACAGGTCGCGGTCAGCTGAAGTCCGTTCGATGGTGTGAGTATTGAATGGTTGCCAGTTGGCAGTGAGTTTACATGGTGTTTACTGAACAAAATAACAGTCGCTTTTTCCCAAGTTTCCAGCATAAGTCTCCCCCCTTGTTTACACTCTTGAGAAATCTACGCCAAGGACATACTATATCTAAAATTGATAATGTCTGAGGGTGTTATGGATATCTATGGGATTGTTGGTGCAGGTGGTTTTGGTCGTGAAGTTGCACCTTTAGTTCAGTTCATGTTCGATGAACTACCGTTTCATGATAGTTATAAATTAGTATTTATTGTTGAGAATTCTGAAAGTAAGCAAATTTCTGGAATTGATGTTCTATCTCCACAGGAGTTCTGTGAATCTGATTATGATAACAAGTTCTTTAATGTCGCTATTGGTGATAGTAAAGTTAGAGAAAGGATAGCCTCAATGTTAATGGCGGCTGGTGCTGTCCCCTTTACCATTAAAGGACATCACAGTATTCAATATGAATCTAGTGATATTCATGATAGTGCCATCCTATGCCCTTTTACGTGTGTCACAGCGGATGCAAAAATAGGTAAGTTTTTCCATGCGAATATATATTCATATGTTGCCCATGATTGCATTATAGGGGACTATGTTACCTTCGCTCCGGGTGTTAAATGTAATGGAAGCGTTGTTATTGGTGATCACGTATATGTTGGGGCGGGTGCAGTTATAAAACAGGGTTCTCCTAAAAGACCAATTATCATTGGGGATGGGGCAGTTATAGGAATGGGAGCCGTCGTTACAAAAAGTGTGCCAGCTGGAGTGACTGTGTTTGGGAATCCTGCGAAACCTTTAACCAAAAAGGGGATGGCATCGTAAAATGAAAGTTAGAGATAACATTCCTTTTGATGAAATTATTATTGGGATGAGTGCAAGTTATTCACAAACGATAACTGATGCAGATATAAAATCATTTGCTGGGATATCTGGAGATCACAACCCTGTTCATGTAAATGAAGAGTATGCGGCTAATTCAAGATTTAAAAAGCGAATAGCGCATGGAATGATATCATCGAGCTTTTTTTCAGCATTGTTTGGAACTAAGTTGCCCGGGTATGGTTGTGTTTATACATCTCAAACTCTTAATTTTAGATATCCTGTTTACGTAGGTGATACAGTTACTGCTATAGTTACAGTAAAATCAAAAGACGATAAGAGGCGCAGGGTAGTATTTGATACGGTGTGCAAGGTTGGAACTCGTAAAGTAATAACTGGAGAGGCAGAAATATACATACCGGAAGATTAAATTAACAAAACGCAGGTGACTATAATTAGTTCTCCTGCGTTTTTTCAGAATCACCTGTTTCGCAATTTTATAGCCTAACCAAGCGAACCGATGGAAGCTAAGAAATCAGATACATATCACCTAATTCAAACATATCCTCCGGCATGTGGTTCAGTTTTTCTTAATCAGTATTCAATCTATTTGCTTGTATTCACTTCTGTATCAGGGGAAATCTGATGTGCCCCACATTGTAAGCTCAACTAGGATGCTCTCTCTGGAGCTGTGAAGTCATTTTAAATGCATGCGAATATTTTGTCTTTTCGTGGTATGCCTGCTGTTTGGTAATATTTATTAAGTAATTGTTATATTATCGATGCCTGATAGTGGTCTTATCAAAAGAGCAGGAATTGTTAAAAATTGAAATCGCAGACATGTCGTTTGCAACGTGCTGCGGCTGGCTGGCGAACTTTCGGTAGTGCAAGTATTGATAATTTCCATCTGTTATCGATATGCGTATTTTTTACACGAGAGGTTTTGCACGTTCTCCCCTTATCTTTTATGACTGCACGTCACTGTATCTAAGACTGCTATATGGCTAGTAGCGGAGGTAGCGGAGTGGAATGGCAAATCGGTTCTATCGCTACATTCCAAACTTTATTAAAATTAGCTGTGTTTCTAAGACTTCTTAGGAACGCCATATTGTAAAACACTTATATACGTTGTAAGTTGTTAAAATAGATATATTAGGTGTTGACTTCTCAGTTAACGCATCAGATTATACTGATAAGTTTGTATAAAAATATTAAAAGATTACAAAGCAAGGAGTATGGATGGGTATTGAAAGTGAATTGATAGAATTCCTTGAGCGCAGCGTCAAAGATGGTGCGAATAAGGCTAGGGATATTGAAATTGTAAAATTCTACTATGGTCTAAATGACTCGCCTTGGCCCACATTAGATGAAACTGCAAGCCGATTTGGTGTTGGTACCAGAGAAAGAATTAGGCAGTTACTAAATTTCAAATTCCGAAATAATGTCAGCAAAAACTCTATTCCATCGCTAGGCAAAGTTATTAAAGTTTTGCAGTCCAGAGAATATTGGTTGCTCTCAGAGTTTGAAGAAGAAACTTATAATGCGGGGCTGGTCGAGAAGGAAAGCCACTTAAAGGGAATATTTAATTTAATTGAGGATGTCAACCTTGATTGTGGGTTCGATTTTTACACTCCGGAGTTAAAGCGAGCCACGAGAAACTCGATTGTAACTAGTAAGAATATATTCTTGATCAGGAATTCTGCTATCAAGAACGTTGAAAAGTTGCTCAAAAAAGCAAAAATTCTCCCGGGACGCTGCGGTATTGCAAATTTAAATTATCTAAAAGAAGAGATGGGTCAGTACTATTCGCTCGTTTCATTGTTAATTGCAAATGCGCCTACGTCTTGGGTTAGAGTGATTGACGATAATTACTGGTATGTTTTTGAGAATAGAGATAACACCATTATCAACTACAGCGAAAAGGTTTTTGGTGTTTTTGAAAACTGTGATCCATCTAGATTGGCAGAGACATATAGAAATGCCCTTAATGGAAGGAGTAATAAGTACCCGTATCCACCAGCAGAAGTTATCGATGACTATTTAAGAAGTTCTATCTATATGATTAATACGCATTCTGGACTAAAATTCATCGGTGAAAAAAACAAGCTTAATGAGATCGAAAAAGATTTAATATCTTTTTTGGACTCTTCCGGAAGCGTCTCATTTTCAACGCTTTATAAATATTTGTTGCAAAAAGGTTATGGGAAGCCGCATATATTAAAAACTACGAATTTTTCACCATTAGTATATGTAGATAAGACCAAAGGTAGAAAACATTATATGTATAGCTTAGTTGGTCATCGAATTTCTGCACATAATAACACCTCAGAGATGGATAAATATGAAATTTATCTTCGTAGATTAAGAGCTCTTCTCGATGTTGGAACGGATGAGACAAGAGAGCAGAAAGCTAGAAAAGAGCAGCATATTTTACAAGAGTGGCTTTTTAAGGATAAAACGCATGAGACCTGCGCTATCTGCGGAAAAGAGTTCAGCGTAAAAACGTTAGTAACGGCACATAAAAAGCCGAGATCAGACTGCAATGATGCAGAACGCTTAGATCCATATATTGTAATGCCAGTGTGTTTGATGGGGTGCGATTATCTTTACGAAAATATGTATATCTATATTGACGGTACTGAAATTAAACGTGGTCTGACGTTATCGAACGCAAGGAGTGAATCAAGAGTCATTGATGACCTTGTTGGGCGAAAAGTTGAACCAAAATGGCTTTTAGGAAATCAGTCTTATTTTCGTTCGCCTAACAAAGAATTGCAGCGGATAAGTCGCTGAAGACGGTGTTATGTTGAGACTGCTAACTTCCTGTTTTTGTTGGTGTTGTCCTAACACTGTCTAATCATGATTGGTGGGCTGGCGGGAGTTGAAACCGCAGACACGTCGTATGCAAGAACGTGCTGCGGTTGGCTGGTCAGCTTCTGATAGTGAGAATATTGAATGATTTCAAGCTGTTATCGATTTTACGTATTTTTTGCATGAAAAGATTAGCACCTCATCCCACCGCTCCTCCATGATTTTACACCACTGTCTCTAGAGCTCTGTGTGCCAGAAGCGGAAGTTCATACCTCTAAGTGGATATTTTGTTAAAATATGCCATCAAAATCCTTGCTACCTCATGGTTGACAGTGATAAAAGTTGCACAAATTACTGAGAGAGAAATTACAATGAGTGGAGATACCTCTGAGTTTCCTAATAAACTTCCCAGAAAGCCAATTGGTTGGCGTGAAGAATATAGTGATTTTACAGGTAGTATTATATTCTATATGATATTCCCGTTGCTTCCATTACTTTTTGAGTCAATTAACACAGGAACTCACCCTACAATACAATCATTAACAATTACTGCATCAATATACTCTTTTTCCATCGGTGTATCTTCTCGAGATAAAGCTATTTTTTGCTTAGGGATTTTTTGTGGTTTCATTCTCGCTTATCTTTACGGTAAAGTTAGTGAGCCAAAAGTTATTATATATACCTGGTACTATGTAGTTACGGTGATACTACTGGCTGTAATATTTATATTTCATCTTCTCGAACGATTTAATAAACACGTGGTAGAATGTGAGCCTGTTTTCTCCTTTAAGTTTACGAGAGGTATGTAATGGAGGATATTATATTTATGTATGCTGGGTTGATAGTGTCTTCTTTAGCGGCAATTGTAGGCTTAGCTACATCTATCATGCATACTCGTAAAAAAGTTAAAGCTAATGAAGAGCTTGCAACTGAAATGGCAAAGAGCTTTAGTGAGCTTGAATCTATCAATAAAAGCATAGGGGATTTGGAAGCGACAATTAAAAGGATAGATGAAGATGAATTAAAGTTAAGAATAGCAATTGAATCTTTAAAGGAAATGATTTCTGATGAAAAAAAAGAATCTAGGGATATGTTGAAAACCATCGTTAATGATGAGGTGTTCATTAAAGTTCTTCTCGAAAGCTATAAAAAACTGGATACCCAGTCAAAGAAGGAGATTTATTTGACTTTTTCCAAGTCGACAGATAGAGGCCTTTATCGATATATAAAAAGAATAGCTTCATCAGTACTCGATAACTTAATGGTTAAAATATAAATGCGTGCGCGCGAGATACAATTTCTCGCGCATTGTGTAACCGGCGACAAAACCCTGTTATCATTATAGCGACCCGTTTAGATGGGCTATTTGTGCCCCAACAGCTTCTGGGTATAGATTTCCTCGGCCCTGTATAGATACTTTGCTAAAGAGTATTTTAATGGGATTTTGCTTACGTACCATTCTTCTAACGAATGTCTGCCTTATCCTGTGAGCTGCCTTCGCTCAGCATTGGCCTGTTTCTCGTTGATTTATATACTGCGACACTAACATAGGCGGATATGTCCGCTCCTCGCTCATAACAGACATTCACTACAGTTATGGCAGAAAGGTATGCATGCTGGGTGGGGAAAGTATGAAGGAAAAGAAAACTGCTGCGCTGTTTGTCGTCACGTTTATCTTCATTGGCTATGCAAGTCATAATACAAGGTGGGACAAAACTGAGACACATAAGGCCTCACAATGGCTTGCAAGGCTTTACATGTTTTGATGTGGTGGGACGTGTGAGCGCAGTGTTGATGGGGTAATGCTTTGAATTAGAAGCGGATTCTTATAATTCGTAATGCGAAGGTCGTAGGTTCGACTCCTATTATCGGCGCCATTCTAATGTCTCCCCAAGTCTACTCAAGTATTTAAAAACCTCTTATAATCCGCATGTTAGCGCCCCTTTTAGTCTTTTGACGTCTACTTAAGTACTCCAAAATCTACAGTCAATTGGGGGTACTTTTGGGGGTATTTGCTGTTCGGTTTAGTGGAGGTACCCCCAAGTGAAACTCAATGCCCGTCAAATAGACACTGCCAAGCCAAAAGAGAAGGCTTACAAGCTGGCTGATGGTGGTGGTCTGTATCTCTTGGTAAAACCTAGTGGAGGAAAATATTGGCGCTTCAAGTATCGTGTAGCTGGTAAAGAGAAGCTGTTAGCACTAGGTGTGTATCCTGAAGTTACCTTGGCTGATGCTCGTGCAAAACGTGAAGAAGCTAAAAGGGGTATCGCTGGGGGTATCGATCCGATGGAAGCGAAACGAGAGGAAAAGATTGCCCGGGAAACGCAGTTAAACAACACCTTCAAAGATATTGCCCTTGAGTGGCACAGCAGCAAATTAAAAAAATGGTCTGCTGGTTATGCTTCAGACATCCTCGAAGCCTTCAACAAAGATGTGTTCCCTTACATTGGCAAAAAACCAATCGCCGAAATCAAACTACTTGAACTGCTGAATGTGCTGCGGCGCATCGAGGGGCGCGGTGCTACCGAAAAAGCCAAAAAAGTGAGGCAGCGATGTGGGGAAGTTTTCCGCTATGCAATTGTCACTGGACGTGCTGAGTATAACCCTGCACCGGATCTCACCAGCGCGATGCAAGGTCATGAATCTAATCATTATCCTTTCCTCACAGCCAAAGAATTACCTGATTTTTTCAAGGCATTGTCCAGTTACTCAGGAAGTGCATTGGTTGTTATGGCGGCTCGTTTACTGATTATCACCGGTTTGCGGACTGGCGAACTGCGCGGTGCATTATGGGATGAAATCGATCTCAACAAGGCTATCTGGGAGATACCTGCTTCACGGATGAAAATGCGTCGCCCTCATGTAGTGCCTTTGTCTGAGCAGGCTCTTTCGCTTATTGGGCAGATTAAAGAACTAACTGGCAATTATCCGCTTATGTTTCCCGGCCGTAATGATCCAAGGAAAACAATGAGCGAGGCTAGCATAAACCAAGTATTTAAACGCATCGGCTATAACGGAAAGGTTACTGGTCATGGCTTCCGGCACACTATGAGCACCATTTTGCATGAGCAGGGCTATAACACCGCGTGGATAGAGACACAGCTTGCGCACGTCGATAAAAACTCAATTCGTGGCACATACAACCATGCGCAATATCTGGATGGGCGGCGGGAAATGCTTCAGTGGTACGCTGATTATATGGATTCGCTCGAGCATGGCGGAAATGTGGTGCATGGTGAGTTCGGAAAATGCGGGTGACTGGTTGAGTATACAGTAGTAGACTTTGAGCGACGAAAGAAAAGGCTGTGTCTAGGGTCGCTCCCGAAAATCCGTACACCTCGACGGACTGGTACAGCCACTACAGTAGAGGACGCTGAGGTGTGCGTATGATTGATATTCATGCCGAATTAAACGAATACAAAAAAGATTTTATTTCTTTACGTGAATTTCTTGAGGTCGTGCTTAAGGTCGCTGGTGATGATTATGATGTTTCAGATGTCATAACTTGGATACTCAGGAGAATAAGCGGAGAACATATCCGCCTGTACACAGTAAATGAATTTAAGCTGTTGGAATCTTTTTGTAACCCGTATCGGGATGAATTTGATAATGATGTTCTTTATAGAAATCTGAATGCGGTTCGGAAACGTGGTTGTTTACCTGGTGAGAGGGATGAAAATGGTTTTCTGGTGTCCGGTTATTGGGAAGATCCCGAATTTGAGAACATTGGATTTATAAGGGGTGAAATTTTCGCAATTTTTCCCGATGTCCTTGACGCGTTAACGAAGCTGGAAGGCGCTAACTCTTCTGAAAATGACGAGGCACAAGGACGCGATATTGAAAAGAAAGAGTTGCGTACAGAGGATGATTTATTATCCCAAATCGCAATGCTGGAAAAAGAAAACGCAGAGTTAAGGGCAAGGATAGAGCAGTTAGAGCAAGAGCGCCCGATACACTTATATAAATACTGGGATAAAGACCCATTAGCTAAGGCTATTGAGATTAGAAACAGAGAGTGGGCCAATTACGATCCAGAAAATGATTTTGCCACCAGGGGAAATCAAGAAGCGATAACCAGGGAGCTTAAGCAGTGGGGGGCAAGTAATGCACTTGCAACGCTCATAGAGAGGACTGCCTGCCCTATTAACCGAGACAACAGCCAAAAGAACGCAAAGCCGGATTAACGCACCATACCGCATACCCTGAGGGTGATTTACTGTTACCCTGAGGGTATTTTTTTATCTTCCCCGTCAATTTTACCATCACCCTTAGGGTAGATTTCCTCCCGATTACCATCACCCTTAGGGTAGATTTCCTTCCGGTAACCATTAGGCCTGAGGGTATGAAAATATTCGTTATTTCTGTGCCATGATTACCTCGTCAAATTGAGTAGACGTTATGAGGTAAATATATGTCAAATACGCTTATTCGTTTAACAGAAGTTCAGCGTAGAACTGGATATAGCAAGGCATGGATTTATCGCCTTATGGGGCAAGGTAAATTTCCTGCATCAGTTAAAATTGGCTCGCGAGCTATTGCTTTCGTTGAGAGTGAAATTGACGAGTGGATTAATCAGCGTATTGCGGAATCACGCGGAACAGCTACCTGATTAAATGGCTACGGGGCTATTGCCCCCAGCTATCCACCAGCAAATAAAAGTAACTTAATTCGATAGCAGGAGTTTTTATGAAATTTCCAAAAACGCCCGTACAGGGGCGGGGCTTCGTTCGGCCTGAAAACCAGAATCTGCAAAATTTCGGCGAAATTATCCCGATTATTTCCGGCGTTATTGGCGGGAGTGAAACCACTATTGTTAGCGCCAGAGCGTTACATAAGGCGTTAGGTGTAGGGCGCGTTTTCCGTTCGTGGATCAAGGGGCGCATTGAAGAATATGGGTTCACGGAAGGCGTGGATTATGAGGTTGTTGAATATTTGAGCCGACCCGATCCGGTGAGCGCAAAATCTCGCCAGCAAACCGCTCTTGAGTACATCATCACAGTGAACATGGCGAAAGAACTGGCGATGGTCGAACGTACCGAACAGGGCCGCGCCGTTCGCCAGTACTTTATCAAATGCGAGGAGGAGCTACACAAGGTTGCGCCTGTTCGTTCCGCAGCGTTACGCCGGGAACTGAAAGCCCGTATCACAGTTGCCAGCTACTTTAAGCCAATGTGTGCCGCGCTGGAGGCGTACCGGGCTGAACTGGGTAAAAACACACTCCAGCACCACTACACCACGGAAGCGAACATGCTGGCGCGTATCGTGCTGGGTGGCATGACTGCAAAACAGTGGGCACTGGCGAACGGCATTACAGGCGAACCACGCGACCACATGAGTACGTTGCAGCTTGAGCACCTTTCTTACCTTGAGCAGAGCAATATCACGCTGATTGAGTTAGGCCAGGACTACCACCAGCGGAAGGCTGAATTAATTCGTCTTTCGCAGCGTTGGTTAGCCCGTCGCATGGAGGAAAACAGCCATGTGTAACGCTCTGACCGTTACAAAAAGAGAAAGCGCCCCGTTGCCGGAGCGCCTTTGTGAACGAATAGCCTACTGCGCCATATTGCTTACTGTCTACGAGGCAGATTATAGCGTTGTGGTCGCACAGAGTGAAGGCGCTGATCACCGTTACTACAGCACGCCAGAAATGCAGAATATTTTGCTGCAAAATGTCGTTGGTCACACTGTCCGGAAAGCAAAAAATTTTGCTGGTGGCGCGACTGATGCGATTTTGTCAGGTCGCCAGGTGCTGATCAATCTGATGTCTGATTTCGTTCTGGATAAAACAAAGGCGACCGCAGAGGGCCGCCAGTGGGAAAGCTACATACCTGAACGCATCGCCAACAATGCCAGATTTACGGCTGGTGGGCAATGTGTCAGCTTTGCACCAATGACTCTATGTTTAACTGAGGGTCATTATGGTGAATATGCTGGCTTGCTGGTGGGCTATTCCTGCTCTTTAACATTGCCATGCCGCGATGTTTTCCAGGTATGCGACCCCATTTTTGTGCGCCTGTACTCTTTAAGGAATTTCTCAAGGACAAACGCACAGGGCGCGAATCTGTCTGACTCATGCTCGTACGCTATCTTTCTGCGCTGTCTTTTCCGTGCCGGTGATGGTGTATTGGTTGATTCTTTGTTGGTCATGGCGCTGCCCTGTAAAATAATGCACCGTAGTTCCTCACACCACGGCACCTATAGTGGTTATTCCTGCTCTTTAGCTTTGCGCCGCTGGAGTTCTTCACGCGCGACGGTGACGAGTTGCCCGATTTCCTCGGCAGCTTTGACTCCGATTTTTTCCACCTGCGCTAGGGCATCGAGCGAAGAAACCAGGGGATTTTCTCCGCTTCCTTCTGCCTGGCGGCGGGCGATTTCACCGCGAACGGCTGTAATCACGAAAGCGGCTATTGTTTCCCCTTCCGTTTTCGAATTTTCCATTTCCTCGATTACATCATGGGGGAAGCGGATATTTTTCATTTGCGATCTGCTGTTGATGTTTCCTGTTGCCATCAGAATGTCCGGTTATTTTGAGGTGTGTACACATTACACCAAAAGGTGTGTTGATAAAACACTTGACACTGTAGCACACTTAAATTTAATTTGTATACACACCAATTGTTGTGGTGTATATACAGCAACGCCCCGCAGTGGTGGCACACATGCAGGGCGTCTAACCAAACCGTTAAACGAGGTAACGATTATGGCTGGAACACAGCATACCCAAACTCACCCTAAATTTATATACACCTTCCTGGCGGTGCACCGTGATTGCATTGCTGACGGTAAAAACACTGTACACGTAGCCGCCGATACGCTGGTTGATGCCTGCGAGATGCTCAATGACATGGGCTATATCTCGGCAACATGGAAAGGGCGCGAAGAAAACACGCTGTTTATTCAGAAATGCGAAAACAATTTTATCTGGCGTTTTATCGCCCTGAGTACGGCACAACCGCGCGTGATTCACATCGAGGCCACCAGCGAACAGGAAGCACGCCAGCAATCTCCTGATGGCTGCGTGATGGTATTCGCTGCCCGTATTCGCCAGGAGGTGGAGCATGTGTAATGCAACATGGCCTGATGCAGCGGTAGACGCTATCAAAACGCTGATGGATTCACTTATTGAGATTTCTGCTATCGCTGGTGTGGCGCATAAACACGCAGCCAGAGAATCAGAATGCATCTCCCATTATTTAGCATTTGTGCAGCTGAAAGCCGATCAGGCACTGGATAAGGCCGGAAAAATTATCATGGCTGATGTACAGGAGGTGCACCATGCATAACCTGTCAATTTCTGACCTTAACAGCATTCAGTTTGACGAGATATTTTCCGGGCAGCTACTGGTCAACGTGGAGAATGGACGCGTGGTAAGTAATTATCACCTGCCGGATGGTGCAATTGCCGGAAGCGTTGAAGCATTGCTGGAGCTGGCGGAACGTGCGCGACTGATTAAGCCGTCAACGTGCCATCACGATGATGATCTGCATTTTACCGGGTGTATGGTGAGTCACTACGAAAACGGCGTTGAAGTATCCTGCGAACGTCTGCGTGATGATTGCTGTTTCGGCACACTGCCGGAATTTATCGAATTGCTGACCAGTTGCGGTTATCAGGTCATTCAGGGGGGTAAACATGCGTGATGATCGTTTTAATTCCCTGAAACAGGAGTTTGATGGCGCACCGGAAGATACATCGGGCGCATTGTTGAGCATTGCTGACATGATGAAAGCTGCATATTTTCTTATCAATACCAGTGGCTACAAGTCAGAGGGTGAAATGATTCTTAGTATTGCGTCGGACTATGCTGAATATGTGGCAGAGACGCGTTACAGAAGAAAATCTCTGGAGGATGTAAGCCATGCATAATCATGAAGCGCATGTACCCGTAGTGCTTAATGTGCCAGATGATTTCACCGGACGCGTGCTGGTTTACCTGGATAAAGGGAAAGTGAAATCACAATGCCGACTGAAAAGTAATGAGATTGTTGGTTCTCCTGAATTTTTTTCTGAACTTTGTATTCGTGCGGAAATAAAACCGGAACTGCTGACAGGAAAATAAAACCATGAAAAAGAAAAATTCTGGCTTTACTGCCAGCGGCCTCTCTCGGCCTGAAATCCGCCCCGGTGATATTTTCCGGGACACCAGACGCGGGGGACGGGTGGTTATTCGTCACGTTACGCCAGGCAATATCACCTACCGCCGTGAGGCTTACGAATATGACTGCGTAATGCCGCGCCGTCAGTTTGAGCGTGATTTTATTCTGGTGGAAAACAAACAACAGGCAGTGGCGAGACGTGCAGCCACGAATATTAAAAAAATCCGGGCAATGTTGGTTGCGGGAGGTAAGAAGTGAAAAACGCACCGAATTTAAAATATCAGCCGAAGGATAAATTCACCGAGGTAATCATTTTTGCCGGGACGGATGCTTACGCCCATGCTCAACACTGGATTGAAAGCGAAGGACGAAAACACGGCGATAACGTGCCTCCTGTTTACCTGGGGCCAAAGCAACTGGCAGACCTGGCGAATATCCGCATTGTCGACGATGAACGCCGCTTTGCGCGTGTCTATCTCGCGGGGGAGATAGAGCTAATCCAGATCAATGCTATTGCTGAAAAGCTGGCGCTGGCTGGTGTACAGGACGCGAAATTATACAAAGGTATCACCGACCGGGAGCCGGAAAACTGGCGCGACTACCTGCAACGGATCCGCGAACAGGCAGAGAGTGGGGAAGTTTCAGCGATGAAATTAGCCACAAAAAATATTGACCTATCCAGGCCAGCACTAAATCAGATGGGAGCCAGCCAGAGAGGGGAAGTGTTACTTGAATATTATGGAAGAGCACTGGCTATAAATGATGATTCTGATGTAGTTCACCATTACAACGGAATTGTCTGGGTGCCTGTATCTGATAAGGAACTCCAGCGGTCTATGGCGAAGATTTTTATTGATGCTGGAATCAGTTATTCGCAAAACGCCATTAAATTTGCCGTAGACACAATGAAATTGAGCCTGCCTGTTATGGGCGGGGCAGACAGGAATCTTATTGGATTCAGTAACGGGGTATTTGATACCCGGACGGGAAATTTTCGGGAGCATAACAAAAATGACTGGTTGTTAAATGCCAGTGAATTACCGTTCAGCCCACCAGCAGAGGGGGAAACGCTGGCAACACATGCGCCGAATTTCTGGAAGTGGCTGCGTCGTTCGGTGGCAGATAATGATCGTAAAGCTGATCGCGTACTGGCGGCATTATTCATGGTACTGGCGAACCGGTACGACTGGCAGTTATTCCTTGAGGTAACAGGCCCAGGCGGAAGCGGTAAAAGTGTGATGGCTGAGATTTGTACCATGCTGGCGGGTAAGGCCAACACAGTATCGGCAAGCATGAAGGCTCTGGAAGACGCAAGGGAACGCGCGTTAGTAGTTGGCTTTTCGCTGATTATCATGCCGGATATGACTCGCTACGCTGGCGATGGTGCAGGAATTAAGGCAATTACTGGCGGCGACAAGGTGGCAATTGATCCGAAACATAAAGCCCCCTACTCCACACGTATTCCGGCAGTAGTGCTTGCGGTAAACAATAACGCCATGTCATTCAGTGACCGAAGCGGGGGGATCTCGCGTCGTAGGGTGATATTTAATTTCTCTGAGGTCGTACCGGAGAACGAACGCGATCCCATGCTGGCGGAAAAGATAGAAGGCGAACTGGCGGTAGTGATTCGCCATTTGCTAACACGATTTACCGACCAGGACGAAGCTAAAAGACTACTTTATGAGCAGCAAAAATCAGAAGAAGCGCTGTTGATAAAGCGCGAAGGTGATTCACTGGTGGACTTTTGCGGCTATCTGATGTCGTTGGTTAAATGTGAAGGAATGATGGTGGGCAATGCGGAAATAGTGCCATTTAGCCCGAGGCGATACCTGTATCATGCTTATTTAGCCTATATGTCAGCGCATGGCCTGGGAAAACCAGTATCACTGACACGCTTTGGTACTGATATGCCAGGAGCTATGGCGGAATACGGAAAGGAGTATAAGCGGGCTAAATGCACTAAAGGCCCGGATAAAGGGCGAGTGATAACAAATGTTCTGTTAGATGATGATGCTGATGGCTGGTTGCCAGCAGCTACAGGGATTAACGACAGAACATAATACGAAATTTATAAGCTGAAACGTAAAGGTAGACGGTTGGTAGACAGATTCACTTAACCCTCTACCAACCATCTACCAATTAATATTTTGAATTATAAAGATATTTTCAATGTGGTAGAGAGGTAGACAGTTATTTCTATATTCCTAAACCACGGGGGGTATATAAAAAACAGATAGTTAAGGGGGCATTTTTTAAATTTCTCTTTTAACTGTCTACACTGTCTACCATTTAGTAAAAATCATTAATTATCAATGTATTAATGCGGTAGACCGTTGGTAGACAGTTTGCAGATTGTTTTTTTGTTATGTGTTAATAACATTAAATAAATCAATCAATTATATCGGTAGACAGTTGGTAGACAGTTGTAACGATGGGGCAAAGCATGACTAAGCTGACCATTAACAGAAAACCAAAAGGTATTTACGGCACGCCGCAGAAAACGACGCAGGCGGCGCAGCAGCAGGATAAAACCACATCGGCGCATAAAGTGATGCCCGGTAACCAGAAAGCGCAGCAGAAGCCCACAGGGGCAACACCGTGGCGGCATATGACCAAACGGCAGCGAAAAAACCGCAGACGCGTTAACCGCCTCACTGAGTTGTGGCCTGAATTATTCAGCCGGGAAGCACCGAAGCCGCTTAAGGTGGGGATATTCGACGACCTGATGCAGGATCTCGCCGTCAGGGGGCTGGCATTCGGGCCAGGGGCATTGCGTGCGACGCTGGCATCTTATGCGCAGTGTCCGCGCTATTACCGCGCCTTAATGGCTGGTGGGGTACGCTACGACCTGAAATGCCAGCCGTGCGGCGAGGTGACACCACAGGAACAACAGGACGCAGAAACGCGGCTGGTTGCGCTGAATGAGAAACGCAAACGTCAGCGTCGGGCAGCAAAGGAGAAAACAGGCGCATGATTCACGACAGCAAAGCGGAAGCTCTGGAAGCGCGTGGTCTGTACCGGAGAGCGGCGGCGCGGTGGGCTGAGGTCATCATGCTGGCGAATGATGACAAGGCACGGGAGCAGGCGGCAAAACGTCGCGCGGAATGTATCCACAAGGCAGCACGCCCACCAGCAAGGCAGGATAATTTCGGGGAGATGCGCAAAACCATCAGCCGGGCACATGCCGGAATGGGATTACATCAGCCCAATGGTGAGGCATTCAGGAAATACCAAAAAAAGAACAATTGTAGTCAGTAACAGAGGATGGGATTCTCTTGGTTTTTTGTTGATGCTTTCTGAGGAAATCTACTACGTTGCTGAGCAGATGAATATTCAATTGCATCTGGGTTCCTGATAAGATTAATCTGAATATTTTCATTTGGAATAGGGATATGAATAAAACTTTAATTGCAACATTAGTCGGTATAGTAATGTTAACCGGATGTGGGCCAGAAGAGTTAACTCCAGAACAGAAACAGGAAGTAGCGGCTCTTAAAGCTGAACTGTCGCAAACGGAAGGTGAAATATCAGCAGCTAAGGAAGTTGACCAGCAGTTTTCTGGTGGGTTGATAAAAAATCTGACAACAGCAAGACTGGAAATATTAGGAACTAATAAAGCGCTTTTGGAACAGCGTATTAATGCTATTGAATCAGGCGCCAAAATTGATGTTGTTGTATCTGGAGTAAAACCTGATCCTGAGCTTGCTGCTTCAATTAAAACTGAAATTGACAGCTTAGATGCAAAAATCAACGAAGCCAAAGCTGATGCTCGTCAGTATAGTGGTGGTCTGATAAAGGTACTAAAATTATCTACTGTTGCCACTGAAGAGCAGACTATGGCAATGTTGCAGCAAAAGTACCTCACAGCCAAGTATGGCCTCGCTGAAGTTAAGCTGGCATCAGTACAAGATAATGACGCAAAAAACAGTACTGAAACGGAAGTAACAGCCAAAAATTCCCAAGATCAACTTCCTTTACTCCCGCCAGCGGATGGTCCGTTTGGCTTAGAAGCCGGTTTTACACAGAAAAACATCGAAGATATGATCGGTGCTAAGCTCAAGCCACTACCAGACAGTGTGAATCTGTATACTTCTGATAAATTACCGAAGCAAAACGCAGATTTTGAAATGTATGGTTTGTTGATCTCCCCGAAAGCTGGTTTATGTCAAATACGGGCTTTAGGAAAAAATATTGATACTGATAGCTATGGATTGGCTCTTAAATCCAAGTTTGAAGAATTGAGTAATTCTTTAAGTTCTCTGTATGGAAAGGCTGATACTACAGACTTTTTGCTAGCTGGTTCAATTTGGAAAGATCCTCAGGACTGGATGAGGGGGCTAAACAAAAAAGAACGCTTCTTATCTGCCACATGGAAGGGAACAAAAGAAATACCATTAAAAAACAATATTGATACTATCTCTATTGAGGCCAGAGCGAACAATTCCACTCAGGGATATGTCTATCTGCAGTACTCATTTACAAATGACGAAATTTGTCAGGCAGAAATTGAAGGGGCGAAAAAAAGTTCCCTTTAAACAATCCGTGCAAAGCCCCTTAGTAAGGGGCTTTTATATATTAATGTCCAACGGGGGGATTAGATGAAAGATAATCTAGAAAAACTAATTGAAAATACTTTAAAAGATATTCTATTAGCTAATGCTGCTCTAACATTCATTTTTGCAATACCAATGGCTATTATCAGTAGGCATGGGATGGGCATCACAATCTGGTTTATAACTGTGCTCATTGCACCTGCTCTGTGTGCAGTAGGTGCATGGCTTGTATCTCGAACATTCGGCCATGCTGAGGAGTTCTTTCATCGTCGGTGGGCTAAGCGAATTTATGTTTTTTATACTCTTGCGGCTGCCGAGTTTTTGCTTGTGTACTCAATCGCGCAAATAATGAAAAATCTGATGAAATAATTAACAAGTTATTATCATGGGGTTTGTGGCTGTTAACCTGCAGTGAGGCGACAATCGTGTATTTATAAAAACTTCCCCTTTTCACTCCCCGCTGTTTCTTCTGCTATTGCCTTTATGTTTGCATGCACCAACATCTGCCATACCTTTGCAGAAAAATCAGAGCATTCAGTGCCGAAGGTTGGTTTATTGATGCTTTTCGTTTCATTTATTGCAATTGTCTCTGGTATCATTTCAATTTGTGCAATAATTGCAATTATTGTCATTCAGAAGGGATCATCATGAAAAATCACGGAGTAAAGCCAGTTTTACTTTCCCGGAGGCAGATCGAAGCCCTGCAACGCATCCAGGACGAAGAGCGTCAGAAATCTGTGCTTGGTGTGGCACCGTCGATTCATGTTACTGCCCGGCAACTGATGGATAAGGCACTTAAAGAGGTGAGGCTGTGAAATTAAATATCAGAGTGGATAAACGCCAGCTATGGCAGAAAAAAGAGAACAGCGAGGCATTCAGGGCTTTGCTGGTAGAAAATCTTCGGCACCGGTTCAGTGGAGAGTTGCCAGATGCACTGGGGAAGAAACTGGAATCCCTGACAGTGGAAATTGGCGATTATGGCTTTGTTGATGTTGAAAGCACGACTGCCAACACAGAAATCGTAAAACAGGTCGTCAATGATGTAATGAAAACCACGCTTAGCCAGCCATCCTGGCGCAACTGAATCAGTAAGGGGCGGTTATTGCCCCTTTCCTCCATACCCACAACGCATTCCCTTTCCGCATGAAATTATTTTTTATCGTATATGCATGAGGTGAGCTACATGTTGATGAGTAAAGCCGAATACGCCAAATACAAAGGCGTAAGCCGCCAGACAGTTTACGACTGGATCGAGAAAGGCGAAGTGATCATGTCTGGCAAAAAAATTGATGTGGAGGCGACAGAGCAGCGGAACAGCCCACCGGCACAGGGGAAAGACACCGTTTCTGAAATGTGGCCAGAAAGAACGCTGGAAATGACGTGGGGCGAGTTCTGGAAAGCAGTTAAGGCCAGAGACGGTATAATCCCTGCGCCAGTAACGGACGACGACATACAGCAACGTGTGCTGGATGCAGCCGGGGAATTAGACTGGGAAGTGCAATTTCTTGATGATGGCGGGATTTGGATGGATGACGGCGATGCTGAGTTTTATTTCGAGCAATATGATCTCAGGCAGAATGCCGAACTGGTGATTGGTACGCTGCGACGTGAGGTCTGTTATGTGGCTGATGCTTGTCCTGACGAGCTGGATAACTGGAGCGAAGCCGGACTAAACGCCCTGGCTGAATGGGAAAAATCAGACCATCAATGACATCAAAAAGTGTCAAGTTGAGCAGCTTGCCAGGTTGACACTTTACACTCTGAACGCGAAAAAGTGTCAACCTCGCTGTAAGCCCCGCCATTACTGGGTTTGTGCCAGATTTACCACGTCAAAAAGCCGAAAAAATCGCGAAAAGTGTCAAGTTGCTATGCTTAGAAATGCTAAGGTTTGATAAGGTTTTTCGCGAAAAAGTGTCAAGTGTGTCAACCGCGCCGCTTTAGAAAACTTTATGTGCAGATCGTTGGATGCATCTGTCAAAACTTGCCACCCACCAGCACCGCCAGCGGGGATTTTTGGCTACACGCGCTCTAAGTAACAGTTGCTTCAGTGCGTTACATACGTTGGAAGTGTTATAACTCAAGTTTTTGAGACAAAGTCAGAATTGTATGAATTTGTCTATAGCCGTCTACTCAAGTTTTCTACATAATATAAGGAAATAGCATGTTGTTTAATTAATGTACGATAATTCTGAAAGAGTAACATATGATAAACTTAGATATGGATGTTGTGGTTGGACATGGGCAGAACGATTTTGAAGAATTAGAAATGAATTCCGGCATAAAGGTTTTTGCTGGAGCTTCTGACATCACCCAAATTACAACAAGCACTATTTTAGATGATTCAGTCCCCAAAAAATCAACCTCTATACATGGGCTTAGGAATATGTTCAAACATACATTTGATGGATCGTTTGGACAAAATTTTGAACTTAGAATTGATGATCCTGAAAAGATAAAAAGATTTAATGAAATTGGCAGGGGTGTTTTTTTTGATGTTATGTCATATTACATCTCTAAAGGAATGGGAATAGCTCACCATCTTAAGAGCCAGAAAGCAATCGACTTAGTAGAGCGTCTTAAACCGCTTGAAAAACAACTTTTGATAAGAATTCAGGAACCTATACAGAATTTACATAAAACAGTTGAGAAACAAAAATATAATGTACTTCTGAGAAGAAGAACACCAACTAAAAAATTAGTTGTTGCTAAAATGGATACGCAGACGCTCTTCAATATCAATGTAGAGCATGAATCTGCTCAACCAGTAGAAGAAAATGTTATTATAACTAGGTTTAATATGTTAACAGGAACTGGTCGATTGTTATTAGATAGACAGTCAGATTCAATTGCCTTTAGACACCATCTTAATTGGGAACATGTATTGCAGTCTCAGAAAAATAAGTTTTCAAGGAATCTTGATAGGAATAACAGAGGTGGTAAAGACGCTTTTATACCTATAACCATTTCTGCTTATGAGTTGCGCGATCATATTGGAGAGCTCAAGGCTTATATAATTAGAGAAATATTGTAAATGAAGATGCCCTCAATCAAAGTTATTTCACTTATATTAATAGCTATTGTATGGTATTTTTACTTTTCTCATTTCAATCATTGGGATAGCCCGTTAGATATCTTTAATGCTAGCAAATGGATGGGTTTTTCCAATGATAAAGGTGATTGGGGCACTTTCGGGGATTTTGTAGGAGGTGTGCTTAATCCTATCTTGACCTTCATTACAATTGTTATGCTCATTAATTCCTTGAAACTTCAACGAGAAGCAAACGAGCAACTAATTAAAGACGAAAGAAGACAAGAGAAAGACGTTCTTCTAAAACGGTTTGAAGACGGTTTTTATAACCTTATCTCTTCAGAAAGAGAGGAGTTTAGTTGTTTTACTATTAACATTAACGGAAAAGAATACCGCTCATCTGCTGCTGTTAGTGAATTGGAAGAGGCAATATGGGCTTTTATTGAGAAACAAATAGATGAAAAAGGAGCTTGCGAAATTGAGGATGTTAAAAATTACATAAATAAAATTGATGAGGATTCATCTATGGCAATATTTTCCATGGTGCGATGTGTATATGTTGTTTTTAAGGTTGTTAAGGATAAATGCCCTGAAGAACATCAAGATTACTACTTAGATATTTTTATGAATATGTTACCAGTTAAACTGGTAAATTTAGTTGCTATTGTGTCTGTGTATATGGACTGGAAAAACGTAAAATATATTATTGATGGTGGAAAAGGATTTTCGGATAATGAAGCAGTTAAAGAATATATTAATACTTGGAAGGAGTTTCATGAATAA